TCTGTTGGGAACTGCCTCACGAAACCATCTCGACAGCTGATGGTCCGCAGCCGCGCATCATCTCGTCTGAGTACACGATGAGCATCGGCAAGAAGGCCACCCTGCGTGGCATCTTGGAGAGCTGGCGCGGTCGCCCGTTCACCAACGAGGAGCTGGGTGGCTTCGACCTGAAGAACATCATCGGGGCCAACTGCTTGCTCAACATCGTCCACAAGCCGGGCAAGGCCGATCCGAGCCGCATCTATGCCCGCATTCAGGGCGTGATGCCGCTCACCAAGGGGATGGGTCCTGTACGTCCCTCGATGGACACGGTGGTGTTCGACATTCCCGAATCGGGGCCGATTGTGGTGCCTGCTGCGGTGCCTGAGTGGATTCGGGCCAAGATTGATGCCTCTGATGAGGTTCGTGCCCGCAGCAACAGTCGGGTGACGCAGGCCGAAACGGTGAACGACCAGATTAACGTTCTGGAAGACGCCCCGTTCTAAGGAGCTTCCCTTGCGCACGTTCCTAGCCTTCCTCCTTCTCTGCACGGCTTGTTCGGCTGCTCCCAATGCGGCGTTTTGGGTTGCGCTGCATCGGGTGGAGAGCGGAGGGAGGCTGGGGCGTGTTTCTTGGGGCGAGCATCGTGGCCCGCTGCAAATCAGCAGGGCCTACTGGCAGGACAGTGGTGTGGGTGGGAGCTGGTCTGACTGCGACGACTTGGAGAAGGCCAAGCTGGTGGTGGAGGGCTTTATGAAGCGCTACGTGCCAAAGGCTTGGGCCGAGGGTGATGTGCAGACGCTGGCGCGGGTGCACAAGGGTGGTCCGAGGGGCCACAAGAAGGAAGGGACGCTGGCCTATGGGCGGCGTGTCGAAGCGATTGTCTATGAACACAATAAACAAACTGCTAGCGTGCTTTGGGGTAAAGCTGGTGTCCGCTAAGGACCACCACTCTAATTTCACACGGAAGGAGTGGCTTGAACGCGAGGAGGAGCTGATGCGCAGGTTGCACAACCAGCGCTGCCTCACCAACTACTACCGGAAGAAGAGCAACAAGCTGTCCGGCTATGTGGACAACTCCATTGAAGAGGCTTCCTGACACGGAAGCAGAGCAAACGACACAACTTCCTAGTCAAATGGACAACATCTTCGACTTAATTGCCGCCATCTTCAGCTTGGTTTGTCTGGCAGGCTCCTGCTTCTTCTTGGGCAAGGTGCTTGGTAGGCAGGAGATTCAGACGGATGCCGTCAAGAATGGCGCCGCCGTCTGGGTGATAAACAATGAGGGCAACCCCAGCCTGCACTGGAGGGTGAACAAGTGAGCAACCACAACATCAGAGTGGATGCCATCGGGCTGGCTGCCGAGGTGGTGGAGTTGCGCAACGAGATTGCCCGCCTCAAGAACCAGACCAACTGGGTGTGTTCCTGCGGCGGCACCGACTGCGAAGGCCAGAAGGAGAACGCCGATTTGCGCAACACGCTTGATGCCGTCATTTGGGCAGACGAGCGGGCTGTTGAGCTATGGAGAGCCGCGCACCCCGGCAAGGAGCTGGTCATCCCCGACCGGGCCAAGCTAGTGGAGTGGCTGCTGGAACAGAACGCCGCGCTGCGCAAGGACAAGGATCGGCTGGATTGGATTTTCTGGCCTTCACGCTCACGCAAGGCGCGTACCCGGATGCTCAAGCTAATTGGAACTCCCGGTTATCGGGGGGACGAAGGCGGAATGCTGGCTTGGCGTGACGCCATCGACGCTGCAATGAAGGAGGCGCAGCCGTGAGCTATCCGATGCATCCCAAGGCCGACCAGATTGCCCAGATGCTCCTTGAGATGAGGCAATGGAAGGAGATTCAGAACGAGCTGGGCGTATCCGACCGTGCCGTTCGCAGGCAGTCCAGACGGCTGGAGATGATCCGCGTGCCAGTGACGCGGGAGGAGCGCCATATGCTGGCCGACCGCCGCAAGGTGACCCACAAATACGTGCCGTGAAAGCCACCCTTGAGTTCCAACTACCGGAGGAGGAGCGAGACTTCCACATCGCCAGCCGCGCTCAAATGCTTGAGCGAGTGATTGGTGACATCGACGCCTGCCTCCGCTCCCATCTCAAATATGGGCCAGCAAACGACATCAAAACCGCCGACGACCTAGCCAACTGGCTGCGTCAGGAGTACACGATCCCGGCCCTCAACCAAATCAACACCGATGCCTAAGACACCCAAACGACGCTACCGAAAGCTCAACACGCCTGAGATGATGGCGTCCATCGACAGGATGGTGGCGGAAGGCTACCGCGCACTGCACATCGCACAGGAGCTGCACCTCGATCCTAAGATGGTTGCGGAGCGGGCCAACCGGAAAGGCTACCTCTTGGCCTACGTGAAGAAGGACGAGCACTCCGCCCTCATCAAGGCCCGGATGGAGGCGAGGGCAGCGGTCCAATGAGCTACCCGCGACACAAGAAGACGACTGCAATCCGCCAGATGCTGATGGCAATGGACCCACTCAAGCTCATCGAGCTGGAGCTGGGCGTGAACCACGAACGCATCCACAAGCAGGTGCAGGAAATGAAACTGTCACGGGTCTACCTCACGGCGGAGGAGAAGGCCCTTATCCAAAATAATAGGAAAAAACTCTTGCAATCAGGACATCAATGGTAGCACCCTGACCACGACACATATGAGCGAACACTGGTACACCCGCGACGGGAAACCGTCCCACACCCGCATCAGCAAGTCGGGCGTCGTCCGCAGCACCACGCTGCGTGACGCCCGCTTAGAGCACCTGCTCCCCTCGGTGAGCAGCGTTCTCAATGAGGCAGCGGCCCCTGAATTGGACCGCTGGAAGACGAACAAGATTTTGGAAGCGTGCTACAGCAGCGGCGATCCGCTGGCCGTGGCCCCTACGCTCTCCGAGTATTGCACGATCATCCGTGAGAAGGCGGACAAGGAGATGGAGCAGGCCCAAATCTTTGGCACTGCATTCCACAAAGCGATGGAGGGCGAGGTGCCGATTGGGATGGAGCTTCTGGTTGAATCAACCAACAAGGAGTTGGAGAAGCTAAAGCAGGGCGGCCTCCATTTGGTGGAGCAGGAGGTGTCGGTGGCCAATGTCCACCTTGGCTATGCTGGCACCACGGACTACGCCTTTGAGGAGCACTCGCTCCCCGGCATCCTCGATTTCAAAACGTGCAAAACTGAGAAGGACGAGCCAATCCCGTTCAAGCGGTCCCACTGCGCCCAGATTGCGGCGTACATAATGGCACGCTGGAGCCCGTGGGCCAAGGACCTCCCCGAATGCACCGGCATCAACGTCTACGTCAGCAAGACGGAGCCGGGGCGCGTGGATGTGGTGCGTTACGACCACGATCAGCTTGCTGATTCGTGGGAGTGGTTCAATGCCTGCCTCATCCTGTGGCGGATGCGTCGCAACTACGATCCCCGGGAGCTTGGATCGTGAGCGCACCCATCCTTCCACATTCCGAGGAGGGTGAGCGCATCATCCTCTCCTGCATCCTGCTGGATGGCCCTGCCTCTCTGGCCAAGGCCATCGATGGCAAGATTGAGGAGGAGGTATTCTACCTCCCTCAGCACCGCCGCCTCTGGCGGGCCATCCAATGGCAGCACAAGAACAGCCAGCCGCTAGAGCTGCACGCTCTGGTGGAGGAGCTGAAGAAGTGCAACAAGCTGCACGAAGTGGGTGGCTTGGCTGGGCTGGTGGAGATGACGCAGGCTGCCTGCACCACGGCCCAGCTTGGCCACTGGATTGACGTTGTGCGCCAGCACTACGTGATGCGGGAGCTGCACGCCACCTGCTCTCGGATGGCCGAGAAGACGCTGGCCCACAGCGGCAGCGTCGAGGGGTTTGTGATGGAGGTGAACAACCTCATCACGAAGCACCACGAAGGCCAGAAGCAGGAGACGCTGGCCGACGCAGCCGACTCCGCCATCGCACTGGTGGAGCGGGTGCAGGCTGGCACGTACACGGACAAGGACATCGGGATGAGCTTCCCGTGGGCCGATTGGGACCGCCGCTTCGGCCTAGCCAAGCCCGGTGAGCTCATCATCATCTCGGCCCGTCCCGGTATGGGCAAGAGTAGCTGCTGCCGCCAGATTGCCCAGCACTGGGCCAAGGATGGCAAGGTGCTGCTGTTCAGCCGCGAGATGCCCACCAAGCAGATGGCGCCGCTGTTTGCCCAGACGGAGTGCGGCATCTCGTACAGGGACATCCTGTCGGGGCGCCTATCCACCTCCTATCTGGAGACGTTCAAGCAGGAGCTGGCCAAGGTCCGCAGCCTACAGGTGGCGGTGTATGACCAAGACCGCACCCTGTCGCACATCGTGACGCGGGCCAAGGCCTTCGCTCAGGTGAGCAAGCCCAAGGCGATCTGCGTTGACTACCTCCAGCGGTATGACGCCCAGCAGGAGCGCGGGGAAACCCGCGATATGGCCCTTGGCCGCTTCACAATGGCGATGAAGGACCTAGCCATTGAGCTGTCCGTCCCCGTCATCCTGCTTGCTCAGCTAGGGCGCAGCGTGGAGCGCGAGAACCGCGAGCCCCGCCTGTCCGACCTCCGCGAGAGTGGCAACTTGGAACAGGACGCCGACCGCGTAATTTTCCTCAACGCTCCCGACCATCGGCCTGACGGCACGATGCAAACCATCACCGACAACGACCTGCGCTTCATCTACGTGGACGCCATCCAAGCGAAGGGTCGCAGCGACGGCACGGGCCGTTGCGGGATGATGTTCGACCGCCCCATCACCAAGCTCCTTCCCTACGCACCTGTATGAACACCTCACCCAACTTCTCTGAGGCCTCGTTAGACCTCATCCTTGGCGACCGCAACGAAGCCTACGGCAATCCCCGCGAAGACTTTGAGGGCATTGCTATGATGTGGTCTGGCCTCATCAACGCAAAGCTGCACCAAAGCATCACCGCCGAGGATGTGGCCCGTATGATGGTGGCCCTCAAGCTGCGCCGGGACAGCCACCGCCAGAAGGACGACAACCTCATCGACGCTCACGGCTACCTCCATTGCCTGAGTTGGATTCAGAAGGGGCTGCGCCCCGCGAGAGGAGATGAGGTATGAGCCTAGGATATGATGTGTCGGAGACGATGACCTCTATCCGCCACATACTAGCCAAGCATACGAAGGGCTGGAAGTGGGATGAGATTCCTGATGTCGTCGTGAAGTCCAAGAAGGAGCCATCCCGCAACCAGATTGAGAAGCCTGATCTTCTCTATCAGGTGAGCAAGGCGCTGGACGAAGGCATCCACCTGAAGGAGGCGTCCCATCGCTTCGACATCTCCTGCACTACAGCGTCTATGATTAAGCGCCGCCTTGAGCGTTACGAGGGTATGCCTCACGACCGTGACGGCATCCTCCTGTGGTACGTTGAGAGGAAGAATGCCAAAGCCAAAGCCAGAACTGACGCGAGCAGGTAGACAATGGACGGAGGCACGCTACTGGTCCTTTTTAAGAAGCGCTTTAAGGCGTGCCTTCGTTCGTTGGCCTCCAAACTACCAAGCCAGAAACGCAGGGCGCAGGCCCTACGTCGGGCCAGTGAAGCAGCAGAAATGGGAGTACGAATGCGCAATCTGTCACCAGTGGTTCCAGCAGAAGCAAACACAGTTGGACCACGTAAACCCGTGTGGGCAGTTGAGAAGCATCTCCGACCTGCCGGGGTTCGTGGAGAGGTTGTTCTGCGAGAGGGACGGGCTAAGGGTGCTGTGCAAGCCGTGCCACAAGGAGGTGACCGATGCAGCTAGATATGTTCACGGAGGTGAAGGAGCCGCCCCCGGAGTGGGTGAAGGCGCCACCGGAACCCCCAAAGCCAAAGCCCGGAAGCCTCGCCCACCTAAGCAAGTGCGGATGGGAGACGTTCCGCCCGAAGCCTTACACGGTGGTCAAGGAAGGCCCGTACAAGTGTTGGATTTCCAATGAAAACTGACGGCAAGCACGTTAACCACTCGGTGGACATACCCTGCAAGCTGGGGGAGCCGATCAAAATCATCCCCTTTGGGGACGTCCACCGCGATTCGGAGATGCACGCCCACTCTACGTGGCAGGACTTTCTGGCCTACGCCAAGGCCCAGAAGAACGCCTACTTCCTAGGGATGGGCGACTACACTGACGGCGTATCAACCTCAGAACGGGCCATCCTCAATGCTTCCAACTTACATTCCACCACCAAGATATCTATGGGAGATATGTACAAGGGTGTTGTCCGCACTCTTGCTAACGAGCTTGGCTTTATGCGCCATCGCTGCATTGGCCTGCTTGGCGGTAATCACTATTTTGACTACAATGATGGCCAGAATACTGACCACCTGCTTGCGGCGGCTCTTGGAACTAGGCACCTCGGCGTCCACTCGTTCATCCTAGTTCGGCTGATGATTAACGAGCGCAAGACCACATCGGGCCGCCCCCGTTATGTGCCGCTGTGGATTCAGGCGCACCACGGGCTGGGCGGCGGAGCCTTGGCCGGGAGCCAGTACAACCCGATCCAGAAGATGGGGCATATGTTCCCACGGGCTCACATCAATTTGATGGGACATAGTCACGGCAAGGGCTGCAATGGTGGCAATGTGGTGCTGGTGCCGCGTGAGATGAGTGAGTTCCCGTTCTTCACCATCGACGAACAGCCGAGCTGGCAGGGCCGAACGGGGAGCTTCCTGAAGGTGTACGAGGACGGCAAGTCCTCCTACAACGTGGACGCCTGCCGTTCCCCCAATGCGCTGGGCTGGATTGAGTTTGAGGTGACGCCCAAGCGGGTGCAGGATGGCAAGCGCGACCTGCTTACGCTATCCATCCGTGGCACTAGCTGATTCAGACCCAAAGCCCCTGTTCAGATTTAGGGGCAACCTGCGCAAGGTGTTGCTTGAGGAGGGCTGGCTCGACAACCCTAAGTTCTTCGACCCGGGGCGCAGCCGCTTTGCCATCATCTGCCGCAGCATGAATGGCCACATCGAGTGCGAGATTGTCGGAGGCCCCCAGTGCGGACTCAACTTCCTGCTGCCACTCGACTTCGACAACGACGGGGTGTTCTGGCAGTTCTGCGAACGGGTTAAGGACCCATCCTCCTTTTCTGGTTAATCTCAAGCATCTGGTAGTACACCTCCGGGGTGATGACACCAGCGGTTAAGAGCTTGTTTCTCAGCTTCTCGGCCACCTGAGCGCCTCCGGGCTGCTTGGCGTAGTTGACCATGATGGAGTCAATGGCCTTGGCTCGCTCGCCATCTGCAACACCCAGACCACCTAGGATGCTGACGTATGGGTCATTGCCCTTGGCCTCGGCCTTGATGTACTCCTTCCAAGTGTCCTGAAGGCGACGGGCCTTGAACGGATCGTTGGAAGCCTGAGCCATTAGTGTGGACAGGGCGTTCTTGCGCTTGGCCGGGTCGGACATGAGCTCCTCCACAATCTCAGTGGGCGAGCGCTCAAGACCGCGGGGCATCTCGGAGGTGTGCCCGAAGGCGGCGGAGGCGATGAGCCGCGCCGGGACGCCAGCCTCCCTGAACGCCTTGACGATTTCCTTGTCCCCAAACCTGCCGGTCTTCTGGCCTATGGCCTGAAGGTCCATGAAGATTTGAGAGAGTGCCTTCTGGCCTTCCGCGTAGCCAGCGGCCCGGGAGCGATAGATCGACTCCTCGTCGATGTCGTTGTAGGCCCCCGTCTCGTTGTTCACCTTGTCCTTCAGGATGCGGCGGTAACCGGCAAGGTCGCCCATCATCGGAGTGATGGCATCCCGGATGCGGGCCTCCGCCAGCTTCAGGGGATCGTAGGTTTGGGCGCGGTAGCCGAACAGGCGCTTGGTGCTGTCCTCAAAGTTGTAAACGGCACCCAGCTTGGACACCTCCCCGCGTGCGGCCTTCTCCACTCGGCTCAAGGTGCCGGTGACAAACTGAGGCATGAATGCGCGAGTGACGAAGCGCTCAAGGAGGGCTACGTCATCCCGGCGTTCGGTGATAGGAACCTTTGTGCCGTAGTAGGTGTTGGTGATGAACTCCACCGCAGGGGTGGCAAGGGGGCCTAGGTCATCACCGATGAACATGGTCTTCATGTACGGCAGGGGGTTCCTGCCGTTCAGGCCCTCGTTCAGGGCCGCCATCGCATTGGCGTAGGGGGCCAGATAGTTGACGGGCGTGAACGTGATGTTCCCGTCCTTGGTGAGGCCGATGATGTTGGCCTTGTTGCGGTCGAAGGAGGGAAGGAGGTTGTTCACCCGCTTCGCCGTCTCCTCGTCCGTGCCCAGCGCACGACTGCCCCACACGGCAAGCCCAGCCGTGGCGGCTGCCACACTGGCCATGGAGAGCGCCCGGGCCGCGCCAGCCTTCACCATCTCGGGGTTGCCGGATGCCAGCAGCTTGGCCGCATAGCGTGCCTGATTCACAGTGGTGCGCATCACCTCAAACTCAAAGGCACCAAAGGCATTGGCCACCGTCAGGGCGGAAGCCTGCCGGTAGCGCCTCGGGATGAGCTCATAGGTGGGGAACTGGTCATTCGTGAGGCGGGCAGCTTCCTTCTTCAGCTCCATCTCCTCCGCCTTGCTGAACACCTTCCCGGGCTGGAAGCTCTTCAGCTCATCCAGATTGGACTTGTAGATGCCATACCTGACAGCCGTGTCAGGGAAGCCGTACACTTTGGAGAACTTCTCCAGCAGTTGGGCGCCCTTGTTCTCCTTGGCCGACATCTTCAGGAACGTTTCAAGCTCCTGAACGTCAGCGCCGCCGCGCATGATGCCCAGCGACTTGAGCTCCCGCATCTCGCGGGCTAGCTTGATTCGGGCATCGGCCCCAAGTTGACCGCCGCGCCATCCCAGATCGAACAGGGTTTTGCGGGCACCGTCGATCAGGTTGATCGGGTTGGCCTTGAAGGAGGATGCGGCAAGGGCAAGGTTGCCCACCACCTGCGGGGCGATGGCCTCGGCAAGATTGCCCACGGTCTTCATGGCCTTGGAGAATGAACCAACGGCCATCCAGTTGCGGGCCACAGCCCCGTCGCCAATCAGATTGGGGGAGAGGATTTCTTTGTATGCATCCGCCCACACCTGTGGAACGTACAGGTCTTTCAGGGATCGATGCAAAACGGGGGCGTCGCCCTCGACCAAGCGCACATAACCGCCTGCTGCGGGAGGAGCATCCAGCCCAATGCCGCTGGTCTTGAGGAACTGGGCCAACTGCCGGTCGTGCTCCTCGGTGATGACCAGACGGGACTGGGCCTTGAGGGTTTGGGTCACCCGCCTGCCGGGGTCCATCACCTCGCCAAGCCACTTCCGTCCGGCATCAGACAGGTCGCCCTTCGACATCAGGGCCGAGCTGGCAATCCCGGCCCCACCACCCGGGATGCTTCCACTGCCTACATAGGCCACATCGTCCAGCATTCTGGCCATGATGGCATCGGCCTGCTTCTCCGCCTCCGCCTTGGCCACACCATCCTTGGTGATGCCCGTAATCAATTCATCCCGGTAGGCTTGCCGGTCGGCTGGAACGTCGAAGTCCACGTAGCGCTTGGCCTTGGGGTCGTGCGCTGCATAGGCCGTGCGGATGTAGGACGCACGATTGTTGTCGATGGCCTTCCGTAGGTCTGGGGCCAGATGCGGATAGAGCTGAAGGATGGCGTCGGTGTTCTCGTCGCGCAGGCGGAAGAACTCATCCATGTACGTCTGCATGTCCGACGACAGAATCGTCTTGTTGGCCCTGCCGTCCATGACACTGAGCACCTTGGCCGTCATGGCAGCGGGGTCACTGGAACTGGCGATCTCCTTGTTGATCCAGTTGCCAATACGGGCAGCCTGATCCTCGGTGGCCTTTAGCTTGTTCTGCATTTCCATCACTTGCAGAACCACCTCCTTCTTTGCCACTTGCTCCGGTCCGGCCACCACTAGCCGAGCCCTGTCCTTGTTGATCCTTTGGGCCAAGGATGGGATGTGCGTGGCTCCGTAGGCCCCGAGCCCGTACAAGGCCGCCTTCACAAACGGGTCCTTCTCGCCCTGTTCCTGAGCGTCGTTGTAGACGTATGCCGCAACGCCAAGGCCGGTTGCACCCTGCGTGGCCTGAGCCAAGGCGTTGTTGGTGATGAGGCTCCCGTTGGTGGCATAGCGCCTCTCCACGGCGCCTAGGGCACCACCGGCAATGGAGCCAATGGCAATGGGCGCCCTCACCTCCTGCCAAGTGGGCAGACGCCCCTCGTCGATGGCCTTCTCCACCACCTCGGCTGAAGCGGCAACAAGCCCGCCTTGGGCGGCGCGGGCCAGCATTGGGCGTGCGAAGCCAGTGGCGGCCTTGGCCACATTCCCAGCCGTTCCGCCCGCCAAGCCGGAAACACCGGACGCCGCCACCTTGCCCATGCTTATCTCCTTGGAGCTACCCTCGCTCACCTCCGCCAATTGCTTCAGGTAGTTGCCAGCCGCACCACCTGCGGCAGCGCCCAAGTAGGTGCCAACAGGCCCTAACACCGACCCCATCAGGCCGCCCACCACCGACCCACCAAGCTCAAGGCCAATCCCCCGGGCCAGCTTCATCGTGGACTCGTTTTTCACTCTGGCAGCCGCATTCATGCGGTCTGCGCCCAAGTCCTGACTGGCCACCAGTTGCTCCGCCTCTTCAGGCGTAGGCTGGCGATTGGCCTCCACCTGAAAGGTGCCCTTGCTGGTGGAGATGGTAAAGGTTGGCATAGGCCAATCTTACCAGCTTACTTGAAGGGGGAGGGCTTCTTCTCCAGCTCGTCAATCTGCTTGCGCAGCTTCTCGGCGGCAAAGGAGTCCTTGTTGCTCAAGGCGCGGAGCTGGCTCTTCAGGTTGTCCAGCTTGGTCTTGTTCTCAAAGACCATGGCACCGCCGCCAGCGGAAGGAGCCCCGCTCCAGTTTTGCCTGTCAATCACCTCGCCAATCCGGTTCTTGGCCCCGCGCAGGAAGTTGGCGGTTGCCTCGTTGGCGTCAGCCCGGGCGGTGCCGGTGCCGCGCACGATGTCCACCAGCGTCGGGCCAGAGGTGGGGGGCTTGCCGAGCCCGAGCCGCCCAATGTCAGGCATCTGCTCGTTGAAGGTGGGCAGGGCTACGGTTTTCAGTCCTCCAGTGACCTCAAGGGGGGTCATGTTCTTGTTGGCCGAGCGCTCCAAGTCGGCGACTGCAATCTCAGGGCCACCGGAGATGCCAGCCGCAGAGCCATAGTTGATGGCAGCAGCCCGCATCGCAGCCTGATCGCCCATGCCCTTGGCCGCGAAGTAGGCCGTGCGGTATTGCTCGGCCTTGGTGCCTCGGTCGTCCTTCTCTTGGGGCACCTTGATAACCTGCGTTTGCTGGATGCCACCGGGTCCAATCGTGAGCAGCAGGCTGGCCCCGGTGTTGGTGTCGGTCTCGATCCGGTAGCCCTTCTCATCGCCCCTGCGCACACGCTCAACAAACTCGCGGTCGGAAGCCTTGTTAATCAGGTCCTGCGTGCGGTCGGAGAGGCGATTCCTGAAATCAATGGCATTCTGGTTGAGCTGCTCCAGCGTCATATCCACCCCAAGCATGTCCTTTTGATCCCGCAAAGGGACATTGGCGGCAATCATTGCATCCCGTTTCTGCTCAAGAGTTGCGTCAGGCCCAAGGTTTGAGACCAGCCTCTGGTAGCTGACGAGGGACTGGTTGCGAGCCCGCTCCTGATCCAGATCGAACTTCTGGCGATCCGTGGCGGCTTGGGCACTGGCGGCGTAAATCCGCTTCATCTCGTTCTCCTGACGCATCTGCGCCGCCTCCACGGCGGTGGTGAGCTCGGCGTTCAGCTTGATGTTGTCGTTGAGCGTGAGCCCACCGCCCTTGGCCATTTTGGCCGTGTACTTCTGGATTTCGGGGCTGGAGGCCAATATCGGGTCGCGCCCGATTTCACGCAACAGGGCCGCATTCTTGCCCTCAAGAATGGCATTCTGCTCCCGCTTCTTCACATACTCCCGGAACCCCTCTGAGAGTCCCTGCCCCATAGCGGCCATCCCTTGAGCCGCTAGGGCGCCGCCTTGGGCCATTCCTTGGGCCAAAGGAGAGTAGTCCACCCGACCAAGGGCGGGGTTGATGGTTGATCCGAATACGGCCATAATTTAACCCGGCGGGCCTCCGTAGCGGAACCCAGAACCCGGGGCCTGATAGGGGGTTCCTCCACGGGCCAGATAGGGCGGGGTTCCGGTGCTAGTGGGGGTTTGTCCGCCGAAGTTCATCATACCAGCCAGATAGGGCAGCGACTGAGCGAAGCTGCCAGCCATACTGGCCGTAGCCCCGGCACGGGCACCTGCCATACTGGCGGCGCCGCCAGCCACCGCAGCACCATATCCGGCCTGATTGGCCTGATTGCCAAGGGCGATGTTGACGCCCGTGTCAGGATTGAAGAGGCGAGGCCCGGTGTCACGCGAGAGGTCGAGGCCAGCCCCATATCCGGTGAAGCCCAGAGGAATGGCCGCAGCATTCTGGCCAATGCCAGCCAGATTGATGGCGGTCGGGGTGATGTTGCCGAGAGTGGCAGCAAGACGTTCGGCGTAAGAACGGTCGGCATTGAGCATATTCTGCTCCATGCCCGTCGTGGCGTTGAGGCGGTTGAACCGCGCAGTGAGCTCATCCAGACCAAACTGGCGGTTGGCAAGCTGGGCCTGAAGATTTTGCTGCGACCCAAGCTGGGAAATATTGAAGCCCATCTGCTGATTCGCCAAGGCTGCCTGAAGGTTGGCCGCTTGGTTGAGCCTCTGGGCATCCTGAGCAGCTTGGACATTGAACTGACCAGTCTGCATTCCGGCCTGCTGATTGGCGAGGGCGGCCTGCAAGTTGGCCGCCTGATTGAGCCGCGCCAGCTCGGTGGCATTGGAGATGTTAAACTGCCCAGCCTGCATCCCAGCAGCCTGATTTGCCAACGCAAACTGGTTTCCAGCCGCCTGATTGGCCTGCTGCACCGCAAGCTGATTGCGGGCGTTGATTTCCGCAGCCGACAGACCCGCTTGCTGATTAGCCAGCGCAAACTGGTTCTGCGCCGCCATATTGGCTTGGGCAATCGCCATCTGATTGCCGATGTTGAACCGGCCAGCTTCCATCCCCGCCTGCTGATTGGCAAGGGCAGCCTGCAATCCGGTTTGCTGATTGGCAAGTGCCGCCCGCAGCATCGCGTCCTGATTGGCCTGCGAAGCCTGCAACCCGGTCTGCTGATTGGCCTGTGCCGCACGCAGGGCAGCATCCACGTTGAACGTCCCAGCCTGTAGCCCCGTAGCCACATTGGCCTGCTGACGGGCAATATCCGCCCGCAACACATCGGTGGCCAAGCTCTGGCCCGTCTGCTGGGCACCCAGAAGCTGGGCATTAATCTGTTGAGCAGCCGCAATGTCCTGCATCTGGCGCTCACGCGAGGCTCCAGCACGGGCCAAAGCCTCACCAGTGACGGCAGAGATGTCCTCCAAGCGACCCCTTGAGGCAGAGCGTTCCCGTGCCCCTTGTGTGGCCGCCCGGGCCTCCTCCGCCGTAATCTGACCCGGCGTCATTGCCATCCCCAAACCTTGGGCCTGAAGGGCCTGCGAGAGGGGGGAAAGCTGCTGGTTGCGAAGGGCCTGCTGATAAAGCGACTGACCTAGGGCTCCCGCCCCCACCTCACCGGCCTGCACTTGGCCTGCGGCAATGCGCTCGGAGGCAATGCGTTCAGCCGCCACCCGTTCAGCCGCCACCCGCTCGGGGGTAAGTTGACCCACCGATCCGAGCAGATTGGCACTCACCCGCTCCGGGCTGATGGCATCCATCGGCCCCATCATCATCGCACTCACCTGTTGTGGGGTGAGCGTTCCGGTGGGGCCAATTTGATTGGCAGAAATCTGCTGCGCGGTAAGACTGCTTGGTGCGCCAATTTGGTTGGCCGATACATTGGCTGGCGCGTTGATCGCGGGAGCCGTGATTGTTTGTCCGGTCCCCGGCTGCATCGCCAAGTCGCCCATCGCGTTCAGGTAGCCGCTCACCTGACGGCCACCGAGGCTTTCCATCTGCGCAACGGACCGGGCGAATGCCGGGTTGGCCGCCAAATACGCAGCTGTGGCTTCCGGGCCATACGACTTGAGCTGGTCCAGAACGTATTCGGTGTTCTGGGTGGCAAGGCGCTGGTTGAGCTCCGCCATCCGGTCGGCGGACATACTCACAAAATCCAAAGCGCCACGTGATCCACCGGTGCCGATCAGGCCAGCCTGAAGGTCGGCGGCATTCAGTTCCATGTATCCGGGACGGAACTGGCCTTCCGCGCCCATGATCGTGTTCTGAAGGTCTACATTGCTAATGCTGTTGATGTAGTCCTGCATCGACTGCCCGACGTTAATCGGGGTAGGCCGATTGGCGGCAGCGGCGTCCGCAGCTGTACGGGCAGCGCTCTTCGACGCATTGGCGCCAATCAGTGCCGACCCGATGCCCCCAACCGCAATGGCTGCTGCAATGCCACTCATTTGCCACCTCCGTTTTGGCTGTCCATAAGCTCCTTGGCCTTGGCCATATCGAGCTGATACTGCTTGAAGGAGTTGCTCTTGATGAAGAGCTCGTCCTCAAGCTTCTCGATGTTGGTCTCCTGCGTTGAGTGGACTGTGACGAAGGTCATAGTTTCGTGTATGTAGCCCACCTTGCGCGTGTTGGCCGCAGACTTGAAGATGCAGGGTCCAACAACCTCCTGAGACTTGCCGCCCACAAAGATGGTGGCCCTGCCGGACAGGACAAAATTGAAGTGCTCGGTTTTGTGTTCGTGCCCGACGATCAACGATCCGCTGGGCATAGTCACCTGCCGCAGATAGACGTCCGGCGCAAAGAAGTGATCCGGGGGGATGTCGAGCTGGGGCTCCTCAAGCATCCGCCTTTCAAGGTCCTCAATCAGCTTGAGCTCGATGGACTGTTTGGGCGGCAGACCGGGAGCCACCTCAACCACTTGAGGGTCAACAACGGCGACTTCCTCTGCAACTTGATGTAGCATATTAAGCAAACTTGGTCTGGCTGGCCAGAACGGTGAAGGTGGCGGAGGCCGTCTTAATCACCACGAAGGTGTAGACATCAATGGAGGAGGCATTGCCAGCCGTGGGGGCGGTGCCGCCAGACCACTTGGGGGTGACGGAATTGCCATCAATCTGCATCCCGCTCTGGTAGTAGGCCGTAGCACCCTGCGTCGCCATCACCACAAATGTGAAGGTGTCGCCAGTGGCCAGCACACTGTTGAAGGCGGTGGAGCCATCCCCCCGCAGGTTGAGGGTCCAGTTGCCCGTGGCGTTGCCCGTGATGTAGGCCACCGCCCCATCAAGGGCGTTGTAGTTGACGGTGCCAGACAGCCCTGTAGCTGAAATAGCGGCCTTCTCCACCATTTCGTACACCGTGGTAGTGCCCGTGGCAGAAAGGGCCGTAAACGCGCCGGAAGAGGGGGTTGTGGCCCCAATGGGCGTGGACTGAATGGAAGTGGCCGTCAGCGCCCCACCAGACGTCCAAGAAGGGCCACCCGTTGACAGCTTGGCTGGGGAGATTCCCCCATCCTTTACAATCACCGCACCGCCGGAAAGCTGCGTCGTGGCGTTGTCCACCGCATCCGCCGCAAAGGTGGCATTGTTGACGGCATTGTTCAGCGTCGTGGCCGTGACGCTATCACCCGTGGCGAACGTGTTGCCTGTGGCTAGGATGGGCATATTAGGTCTTGGAGGTGGCCGTGGGGTCGGTGATGGAAGCCTGCACCTTTACGGCTCGCAGCTTCGGACGGCCATTGCTTGGGGCAATCGAGAGCTGGGCGCCATATCCGCGCTTGTTGCCGATTCTACCACGCACAGAGGCGTCTTCCGCCGTGTCCAGATTGCCGCCCAACAGGTCGGCAATGGTGCCCAAGGCAGTGGTGGAGTCGGGGTTTTCCACCTCAATGGACACCGTGGCATTGGACGACTCCGACGACGAACTCTCAATGTGCAGCTCGTAGGCGGAAAACTTCTTCCGGTCCATCGTCCCAAACGTGTACTGCCGGGTGGTCATCTCAGAAGAGATGGGGTAGATGGCCGCAGGGACCCCGGCAAACAGGGACAGGCGGTCATTGCCGTCCTCCCGGGCGTCCACCTTGTGGATGGAGCCGGACGGGCTCACGGTGAACAGGGAGGCCAGCCCGCTGTTCTCACCCACAATCAGGTTGTCGATGGTCCAGCCGTTCTGATACACCTCGTCCACGCTCTCCCACCCCTGATTCAGGAAGTTGTAGATGAGCAGGGCGTTGTTGGTCGTGGACGCATCCAGCGGCACCGCGATGTAGTAGCGGTTGTTGAAATACGCGGCCACAGCGTTCCCGGCGTAGTCCCGGTTGATCCGGGCGATGGTGCCAGCAATAGGCTCCGACAACGGCACGCCAGCCCCTCTCAAGTTGTAGAGGTCGCCAAAAGCGGCTGCGTAAACCCCGTTGTCGGAGAGGAACAGCACCTGATTGCCCACCTGTAGGATGGATCGGCGGGCCACACACCCAATCTCAGAGGTGATGGCCGTCACCGTGGTGTCCGAAATGGCCCCGCTGATGCCCCGCACCAAGTGGATGGAGTTGCGGTTGAATACCAGCAGGTTGTCCTCCGCAAAGGCCTGGAAGCCAACCACATAGTCTGCAATGCCAGCCGTGATACGGTATTGGTTCTCCAGCCGGTCGTAGGTGTCGCTGTCGAGGATGTCAGACGCGATGATTTCGTCCCGCCGGTTGCGGTCGGTGTAGCTGCCAGCCGCAGGCTCATACCAATACGGCACCCACAGCCGCCGCTGATGATAGTAGCCCCAGCCCGGGGCGGGCATATGGATGAAGCCCTTGCCGCTGCTGATGCGCTTGCTCACCACGAAGCGGTCGGAGGAGACGTCCGGCACCTGAGCCAGAAACTTGAAGGAGTTGGCGGAGGGGACGTCGCTGACGGTGTAGGCGAAGTCGCCCTCCTGCATCTCGGACATTCCCTTGTCTATGACGTACACCTTGTCGCCCACGGACAGGCCGTGGCCCACAGCGGTGATAGTTACCACCCCGTCCGTGATAGAGCCGTTGGCGGCGGCGTCGAAGTAGACGGGCTGCGTGTACAGGCCGCTGGCCACCGCCGTGAAGGCAGGGGAGCCTGACAGGTCGCCATCCCACTCCAAGGCAGCCAACCCCTCCCGGAACAAGATCACCTTGTCAAAGCACTGGAGCAGCTCCACGGCAGAGCTGATTGTGGTGCCAGCAGGGTAGGCGATGGTGGTGGAGGAGCCCCCGCCCACTGGCGTGGCAATCGCCTCCTTGTTCGTGGCCCGGATGATGTAGTTGGCGTTGTTGCTGGATGGGTCGGAGAACAGGCAGGACCCGTAGACGCCCGTGGTCGCAGTGGCCGATAGTTTGGGCGCTGCCACCGTAGCGCTGCTCAAAGAATAGGTCTCACTGCCCGTCGCACCCGCAATCGTGAAGGTGAAGGTGGAGGCCCCGGTGACGGTGACTAGGCGGTTGCCGGTGGGGTCCACCGTACCGCTCACCCCATTGATGCTCACCAGCGTGCTGCTGCTCAGGTTGTGGGCCGAGGAGGTGGTGATGGTGACGGTGGTGGTGGAGCGGGTGGCGGAGCTGATGCTCACCGTCCCGTACAACTTCCACACCGGAGGGTCCACCAGACGGATGGACTCTGTGTTGGCCGTCAGCGTGGGGCCAAAGCTGTCCAGCCCCTTGCGCACCTGCCAAGCCGCCTCAAGGTCCATCCGCCCGTTGAGCGACTGGGCAAGCTCCCCTTGGGCAAGCTGGTCGGGCCGCTTCCGATTGTTGAAGCTGACAAAGCCTACGTCGCCCTCATCGGCAACCACCGTGTCCAGCGTCCCGTATTTGGAATACCTAGGCATTATTGATAGAGGTAGCGAATCACCACGACACCACTACCGCCGTCGCCATCTTTGTCGCCGCCATTACCTGTATTTGCGGCCCCAGAGTTAGAGCCGGTCCCATTGCCACCTGCGGAATAGACGGTAACCCCGTCGATGTCAGACACACGGCCAGAACCTCCAGTAGAGCCAGAACCAGCAGATCCGGCACCACCGCCGCCACCCGCTGTGAACAATGTTCCGTTGGCACCAGAGTTCCCAAACCCGCCAGATGCAGAAGTGGGCTGAAGGCCAGCACCACCAACATAAGTCCCCCCAGAGTCGCCGCCAGCGCCGCTACCGCCGTCCTGCCCGTTGTTGATGGTGAAGCCATTGCCACCGCCAAGACCCACTACAGAGGCAAAGGAGGAGTCTCCAGCGCGAGTTTCCGCTCCGCTGGTGGGTTGGCCAACAACAACTGAGTAGGAACCTAGAGATGCAGTCTGCCCCGACTTGTACACATAGCCACCACCACCGCCGCGCCTACTTCCGCCACTGCCCACCACAATGAAGTCGATGAACTTGCCCGCAGGGGTAGCCGTCACCGTAAACGTCCCGGAGGACGTAAACGTGTGAATCTTGTAGTTGCCGCTTGTGGTGATGGTTCCGCCCGTGGCCGAAATAAACGCGGCTGCGGCTGCGGACTGCGCGCCAAACAGCCCGAAGGCTCTGGCCCCGGCTGCGCCAGTGGTGGATAGGAGCGGCATACCCCTATCCTACCACGCCTAGCTGTTCAAGAACAGCTCTTGCGCTTGGACGAATAGTCGCCCTTACGCATCCCGCCGTATTCCATCATCTGCTCCTTCTTGCCCTCCCGCTTCTCGTGCATCATCTTGCCCTTCTTAGTCTTGTACCGTTCACCTGATTTGCTCATAGGAATTTGGTTGACTGAAATTGGAGTTCCCCTCCACCTCCCCGCTAGGGGAGGCGGCTAGCAGGACCACAGAACGCGCCTAGCCCAGTAGTTGGCTGAGAGCTTGTTGTCCTTGCCCTTGATGCCACCAGAACGGGCGCAATAGGACGCCCGACGATCCTTGCTCCGATGCTGGGTGTAGTCCTGCATCGAACTGTCACCGAAATGGACGATCCTCTCCTGCCCATTCTGACACGCCTTCACCACCTTCTTCTTCCCCGGCCTCCAGCTCTTCATCGGCTGGTTGCACGGCATCTCCGCCTTGCTCTTCTTCATTTACTGGCCTCCCGGTGCCACTTCCAAATGAGGTAGAGGATGCCAAGCACAGTGCCAATGAGGCCAGCCACCTGATTGATCTGGGTGAGCGTGATGGACGCGGCAACAGGAGTGCTGGCGGCAATAATGTCCCTAGGGTGGAGCATCTGGAGCAGTTTACCACGATTTGCGCTCATAGTCGGCAATGGCCTTCAGGGCCTCGGCGGTGAAGTGCGGGGCAAACTGGGCCGCTGCTGGAAACTCAGGGTGCTGGAGCAGCCGCTCCACCTTAGGGGTTGTTCCGCACCCGCAGAGGGCAAGCCCCATAAGGGCACACAGGAGGGCCATTACGGGCGTTCTGGATGGCTTGGTCGATGGCATTGTGGGCTGAGACTAGGCGAGCCTCCTGCACTGCATCCAAGAGCCTATTGAGAAAGGGAATGGCCTTGGATAGGGCTAGGACTAGGCCGACGAGACTGGTCATTACGGGGCCGGAATCTCCACCCATTGCTGGATGGACTCATCCCACCCATATGCTTTGCCGTCGGTCGGGTAGGGGATGGGAGCGTCCCAATCGAGCGTGATCTCGTTGAAAACCCACGAAAGATAGGGCTGCGGACGGATGAAGGCATCGCGCACGCTGTCGTAGCGGTAGCCAATTCCAGCGAAGCGAACGCGGATGTTGTTGTTGTACGATGTCTGGAGCCAGACGCCCCCGAAGAGATTGGTGCAGAACGCAACGCCCACGGCCTCGCTTTCCTGTCCGTTGGCGTCGAGGCAGTCGTTGTTGGAGACGACGATTACCTGCCGCACGATCCCGTTGCCGTCGATTTGCGCGAAGTGGGCCATTAGTAGGTGATGCTTCCGCTAGAGGTGAAGGTGTAGATGTAGTAATTGCCGGACGTACTGCTGGATGGGCTGCCTGTGGTTGAGGCGGCTGGGACCAAAGCGCGCACAATTACGATGCCCGATCCTCCGCTGGCTCCTGCGGAAATGCCACTGGCACTCGTTACGCCACCACCACCTCCGCCACCTCCTGTACCTGATCCACCAGCGGTTCCGGCGTCTCCTGTGTTTGATGCTCCGCCACCACCGCCACTACCACCAGAGCCAGCATTTCCGGTGTAGCTGCGTTTGTCGATGGCGCCCCCGCCTCCCCCGCCTCTAGTTGCTGCCGTTCCGGTGATCGATGAAGAAATGCCAGCGCCTCCATCTGGAGCTACGCCGCTTGCGGCTTTAACGCCGTTTGCCGAAGCGCCGCCACCGCCACCGCCAGCCGTCGCATTTCCAGACCCAGTTCCGGCGGCACCATTACTGCCTTGGCTTGCAGTGCCAGAACCACCGGCAACCGCCTCAACACCGCCAGCGCCGCCGCCACTTCCGCCGTTTCCGCCTGCCGTATTCCACGTTCCGCCGCGACCACCGCCAGATGATGTGATGGTTCCAAAAACGGAGTCATTGCCAATCGTACCGAC